CAGCGCGGCCAATGGCAAGGGTCCGCTGGCGCCGCTGTCAAGCCGGCCGGTGCGCGCCGAGAATTGGCCTAGAGAGGAGGAGGCGCCGCTGGTGATCTTGCCGGCCATCAAACAGTTGTTGAGCAACTCCCTGATCGAGACTTCCGACTGAGTGGTCTTGGCCTTTAGCAGATCGATGACTTTGGCTTCGCCAGCGTTTTGCCGTTTCTCTTTATCCGAGATCGTGATCGATACCGCCAGCTCGGCCCAGTCATAAATCGCCGAGGTGATGCCATCCTGCAGTTTATCCCTAGCTTTCGCTAAGGCCCGGACTATATCATGCGCTAATTTTAGCGCCTTCGCGTATAGTCTCTGAGGTTCCACGCTGATTGCCATTGACAACATAAATCAGTTCAAGAGTTCTCAATTCATCCTCGTTATATGGCGCATATCCATTGCCACCTGCTTCTGTGCCGCGCCGCAAAATCCGAGATTTGACAAAACGCAGCAGTAACTCGCCTTGCGGTTTTTTCGCGGTTAAATAAGGCATCATGGTCGAAACTAAATTTTGTGCGCCCGTTAAATGTTCCACGGAGATAATCCAACACTGTTTGCTTGATCCATCAAAACCGCCTTGCCCTTTTTCTCGAAGATGAAACTTAATTCCCAATCCTTCGAGAATTTGGGCAACTTTGCTAAGCATCGCAGCGTTGGTATTGACCATCGAAACACGAGGAGAATATTGTTTAATCCTGATATTTTTCCTGACTGAAATAGTGCCCTCGCCATCCCAAATTCCGGCGAGCCAAGCAATCTCCAAGTCGGTTACCTGCGGATTGTCCATTGTTATATCCTTAGCTTTTTTGCCTGGTAGCATCTAAGGTTTTAGGAGGTTCCCGCATATAGCGAAGTTTTACACGCCCCAGTCCACCTATAGGCAAGGCGTGGTATCGACTTGTCCATAACCGCTCATGATATCGGCCGTCGAGTTTTGTTGATGCATCAGCGGCACGCGCACGTTAAAGCCGCCGTTCTGTTTTTGAAAGCGCCCTTTACTTTCCAGCCAGGCCAGGAAGCGGTTGGACCTGGTGATGTTATCTCTCAGACGCGGCTGGACTTTTCTTAACGTGGTGGTGAGCAGGGCATCGTATGAATCGGTGACACTGGAAGGCACCTGGCCCTGTTGATTGAACAGCGGGGCCAGAAGCCAAAATAAGAATCTCATTTTTGACCTCCGTTTACCCCCCGTGAGATAATCGTACGCAGTCATCTTGAAACAGTGCCGAGCACTATCTCACGGGGTCAATAACTCTTCCCCTGCCGCTTCATTTCATCGAGCGCCGCCTTGCCGGCCACTTCCCAGGCGTCATGCATGGAGCCCTGCTTGATCTGTTTAGAGATATCGGGAGCGCCGGAAGTCACATGGGATGACGAGGAACGGTTACGAACCGCGCCGTTTAACCGGCGTGTGGCTTCACTCAAGCTGGAAGCTTGATCGGTGGCCATCTTATAGATCCACTCGATCTTTGACCCGAACTTGGGATGATTCAAGGAATCTCCCCGAAGCCAATGATAGATCTCGGTCATTTCCTCTTCGTGATCTTCCCAACCGGGATGCTTCTCGGTGAGTTTCGCCACATGCTCGTCATATTCCCGCGTTTTGCTCTCGACCTGTTGGCGAGCTTGTTGCTCCCTTATCGGTCCAAGGCTTTTTTGCACTGCTGCGCTGGTAGCTGCCGCTATCGATTGCGCGATGACATGAAGTTCAGGAGGCAAGGTGTTTTGAATCTCCTGAAGGATCTCTTGGGGGACTCCGCTTTGAGCATGGCTCGGCGTAGTGGGAGCTTGAGCATTCCCATTCTGGCCCGGCCGGATAAGCTGATATCCCAACTGAGCGGCCCGCTGCATCATCGTCTGCTCGGCGAAAGCCGGATCGCTATTGAAGCGCTCGACCAATGCCGCGTTTTCGCGCAGTTGCTTACGCTCCTGGGCGAACTTGGTATATTGGCCGTGCATTCGCTTCCAATGCGGTTTTAGCTCCTCGGGCAGCGATTGCGGGTCGATAAAGCTCTCTTCGGGTTGGGGCTGAGAGGGTTGGCCCCCCGGACCCTGGTCGGGATCGCCTTGCGTTGGTTCTGCCGGAGCAGGTTCACCGCCGGGATGGCCGCCGCTATCCGGTACTTCGCCGTGACTATTTAAATTCAGGAACTTTTCCCATAGGGAGAGTATCCAGTCCATTTTTCTTCTCCTTCTAAGAACCGTGAAGCATGCTTTGGCGCAAAGAGCTTTTTTTCTTTTTTTTAGCTCGATCTGCGCTGAATTCGCTTGCGCTATGGGTCGCGCCGCTCATCATGTTTTTGGTTTCGATAACCTGATCGCTACCCGGCGTGAAGGCCAGTCTTAGCTTGGTTCCCTTCTTGAATCGGAACCGGGTCCCTTGGGGCAAAGGCATTGGCCTCCTCCTTTAGCTCCTCGATCTTTCTTTCGGCTTGGCGCTGTTTAAGCTCGTTGATCATGCGGTCGATGGGCGCGATTTTACGGCAGTTGGCGCAGCGATAACCTTTGGACTGATTGACGATGCCCCCCGATTGGCGCCAGCGCACCTGGACCATGACGATGAACTCGCCCGAACCGCAAAAACATCTAAGCTCTTCCCATTGAGTATCCATCAGATCCAACGTCCTTTCTCGGAAACCCGCCCGCTCAATTTAATATGGTCAGGGATGGCCGGGGCTTCTCTGACTCCGGCCTTTTTCATGGCCTCTTCATGCTGTTTTTTGCTGGTGATGTAAACCGGCTTGTCCGCCAAATTGTGAATCCAGCGTCCCCTGCCCTCTTCGAAAAATAGCAGGCCCCGCCCAAAGCTCGGGACGGGAGCCATGCTATGATCGCAGATTTCACAAAAGATGGTTTGGCAACCGAGATCGTCGCGATGATGCTCGAAGACATCGCGGTGATGCCCTTCCAAGCAAACGAATTCATATAGAGGCATTGAGCGAGTTCTCCAGTCTAATTTTTCCTAATACGCCATTTTTGACCGATTAGCAAGGAAATTATTGCGGCGTGCCTCCGCCCTGCATAAGAGCCGTCAAAGTATTCTCGATCGGGTTGGGGCCGGGCCCGCCGCCTTGTTGATTATCGCCCTGGCGACCCGCCGTGGTTTGCTGCGCCATCATCATTTTTTGGGCCAAGGCGTTCAGTTCATCGACCATAGCCTGGGTGATGGTCTCATATTTTCTGGCCGTCTCCATGAGCAATTCGCGCGACAGAAGAAGCTGTGGAAAGGCGCCGATGACTTTGAGAAATTCAAACCACTCCTGCCGTTCGACATCCAGAGTGCGCGGCCGCACCGAGCCGGGCACGACCTCGACATCGGCCTCGAAAATGAGCTCGCTCCGGGTAGTCTTTACCCAATCCTGTTTTCCCAGCCGCTCGATCAAGATATCTTTGATGCCCGATAGCATGCGCAACATCAGCGGGTTCAAGCCGTAGACTTGCATCGCATAGTCTTCTACTTCCATATTGTTGAGGCCGCGGATCATGACGTACATGTCCAGTGTCATCGTGCCCTGAACGAGCTGGAGCATTTTACGCCCGGCCTTGCGCATCCAGCGGTTGACCATTTTGCGTTTATCAGCAGTTCTGGAGTCCGAGGCTCGTTCGGCAAAGGTGGCCTCGGTGGCCGAAGAGGCATTGGGCAATCCAAGCTTGGCGCCGGTCTGTCCGGTGATTTGGCGCTTGTCTTCGGTCAATAGCTGGATGTCTTTATACAGATCGGGGGTCTGGCCAGGGTCGGTCAATATGACTGGCGGATTTTTAATGCTCGTGATCTTGACCCCTTCCATGTCTCTGGTCGATACCAACGCCTTTTTCGCTTCCTCTTCGTTGTCAAAAGTCGATTCATCGTAATAGTATTTGCGCGCGCTCCGTCCGGCCCCGGCGGTGATCTGGGTGCGCCGGATATTGTATTCCTCTTGCACTGGTTTCCAGGCAAATACTTCGGGGAGCGGCCAGGGGCTCGGTTTGGGACCGAAGATCGGATTAAAAGCGGATAAAATGGCATAGGGATGATCTTCGATGCCGTCGGGCAGCGCTCCCTCGACTAAAAAATCTTCGAAGTCTTGGCCTTCGGCGTATATATACCACTGTTTGCGTTTGATATCGTAACACTCGCTATAACAAATCATCTCGTCGTGATCTTGTTCGGTCTCATAGCGGGTGGAATTTTTTTCCCGGTCGGGATCTGCGCTGTAATTGGATTTGAGTCTTTCCCGCAGTTCTTGGGGAAATCTCTCATCGGTTCTGGCCTCTTCCAAAGAGGTGATCACCTCTTCCCCGATCCAAGTCCATTTTCTTTGATCCGGGCCTTGATCCGGCAGCAGCATTTTGCGTGCATCGATCCATTCCCAGCGATACACCTCATCGGAGACGATAAAATTGGGCTCCATCACGGGTTGGCCGCTATCGGGATCGAGCAGCAATTGGGGCTGGCCGGTCTGTCGATCGAGAATCGGCGTTTGATCGGCGTTATGCATGAAAACCGGCTTTCCGGCGCGGGGATTGGGTTCCAACTTGGGATCAAAGATCACTTTGAGTACGCCGAGGCGAAAATAGGACTGGGCGATGGCTAACTCGCCGGACTCTTCCAAGTTATCGTCATGGACTGCAATGGACTGGAGCACGCCTTCGGCCCTCATCAGTTGGCCGGTGGCGGCGGGCCCGGCGCTTTTCGGTTTGGCTCTGACCATAAAAGTCGGATTGGTAAAAAAGATCGGAGGCAACTCGGATTTGAGTGTGGCCAAAAAATGATTGAACACCCGGATGCCCTCTGTTTCCTTTCCGAGGTACATATTTTCAAGCTCTTTGAGTTTAAATTCGGTTTCCCAGTCAGAGCGCAGTTTTTTCGCCTTGGCGATGCGATCTTTCCACACTTTGACGCGATCTTTAGACGCTATGGTCGAATCTGCGTCTTGACCGGATTTTCCCGATAAGCGCCCGCGCAGTCTGGAGAACAATCCTTCGTTTTCATGAGCCATGGTTTACCCCTTGACCCCCGCGAGCAAAACTATCTGACGGGGTTACTCTGTAGCTTGCCATCGGAAGTCCCTTCGCTTGTCGTTGCATTTGTTTTTTCCACCAGGCTAAAGTGTTGGGTTTGAGCAAGGGCGCTTTTTGCGCCGCCGGGGGCGGGAACCGCCTCAGAAACGATTTCAGTGAATCCCAGGCGTGATTATCTTTGTCTACCAGCTCCTCGGGTTGATCGCGATGGAGGCCGACCTTTTCGGAGAATTGTTTGAATCTTTGCTGGCCAATCTCCCAGATGAGCTTGGGGCAGTTCCGGGTGATGCGATATAGCGGTTTTTGTGGATCTTTCCAGAAATGTCCGACAAGCCATTCGGCCACCGTGGTATCGCCTCCATATTCGGCTGGCTGGAAATAGACCCCGTTACGTTCGAAGATCCAGGCGGTGGATTTATTGGTTTTGTCTGACTGGGGGACATCTTCGGCCCAGATCGAAGGGTCAGCGATCTTGAAAATTTCTTCTCCGGCGA